AAAATTAAAAAGGTTAGAGAAGTTCAGAAAAAAGTTGATTCTAAACATGGCGGAATTGAAGTAGCAGAAAAGATTGATGAATATTTTCTATATAATGAAAAAGGATTATCTTCTCCCGGCGGTGTAGGAACCAACCAAGGATTAAAAATCGCAAAGGACGCTATTTCATATGTTCCATCTGGTTTAATTGATGGTAACAGTGGCCAAGTACTTTCTTATCTACATAAAGCAATAAAACCTGTCAATCAATTGCGTATGATTGAGGATGCGCTTGTCATCTATCGTATTTCCCGAGCTCCAGAACGCCGCATCTTTTATATTGATGTTGGTAACCTTCCAAAAATCAAGGCAGAGCAATATCTCAAGGATGTGATGAATCGTTATCGCAATAAACTTGTGTATGATGCTAATACTGGTGAAATTCGTGACGATAGAAATCACATGAGCATGTTGGAAGATTTCTGGCTTCCTCGCCGTGAAGGTGGTAGGGGTACAGAAATTACCACTCTGCCTGGTGGTTCCAATCTTGGTGAAATTGATGATATCACTTATTTCCGTACAAAATTATATCGTTCACTTAATGTACCTATTTCAAGACTTGAAGCAGAGAGTGGATTTAGTCTTGGTCGTTCAACAGAAATAACAAGAGATGAACTTAAATTTACGAAATTCGTACAACGTATCCGTAAAAAGTTTTCTCCAATGTTTACGGATATTCTTAAAACACAATTGTTATTGAAAGGTATTATTGCTCCAGAAGATTGGCCGGAGATACAAGAACATCTTCAATATGATTATCTTGCGGACGGCCATTTTGCAGAATTGAAAGATGCAGAACTTTTAGAAAATAGACTTAATCAACTACAAACAGTTGAGGCATATATTGGAACATTTTTCAGTAAAGAATATGTATTGAAGAAAGTATTGCGTATGACTGATACAGAAATTCAGGAGATGCGTGATCAGATTAAGAAAGAGACTGAGACTGATCCAATGGATGGTGGAATTATCTTGCCGCCAGGTGGTGATGGTATTCAAAGAATTCCAACAGATCCTAGTGGAATGCCCACCGACCCAGAAATGCCAGCAGACGATAGAGCAAAAATGGCTCTTGGTATAGATCCTGATGCGGCACCACCACCAGAAGAAGAACCAGTTGAAGCCGAAGTTGACCCGGCATTTATTGTTAAGAAAAGGAAAAAATAATGACCAAAGAATTTGTAGATGCAGTTGTATCAGGAAATAATGTAGAAGCAGAGAAGGTATTTAAAAGTACAATTTCTTCTAAGGTTGGTGATGCCTTAGAAACAAAAAGAAAAGATCTATCAAAGTCTTTTGTGTCTAATGCGGAAAAAGTAGAAACTGCTGATGAAGACGCTTGAGGAATTATATACCTCGACTGTTGTTGAGAGGGAAGAACATAAGAAATCTAAGGAGTATAAGAAACTTTCTCCTAAGATGAAGGAGGCTGTTGATCAAGTTTTTACAGTTATGGATGCTAAACCTTCGGATTTCCTAAATACTTTCGAGAAAACTATACAAAGTATAGCAAAAAAGTTCAAAGTGCCTGAAAAGACACTTATGAGCTATTTTGAACGAGAAATGTTATCAATCTAGGAGTAGTGAATAATGGCTTTTAAATTAATTAGACATTGTGGAGGAATTACTTCCACAACAATGGGTGATGATGCTGCTCATGCACTTGATCTTACAACACTATCCCCCGGTGGTGCATACAGGGTTAGTGAATATGGCGGCAATGATTGTTTTGTTAGAATTACTAATGAAGGAACAGCAGTCACTGCTACTACTGGACATTACTTAAAGGGCGGAACCTCTATCACTATAGTTCCAGAAGAACGCCCCCTATCTATTCATATTGATTCAGCAACAAATGCTAATCCAGCAGTTTTAAGTACTGTTGGTAGTGTATCTGACCATGGATTTGTTGCCGGTGATCAAGTAGCAATGAAAGATTGCAGTGTGGCAGCATGGAACACCCTAATAACAAATGTAAATGTAACAGCTGTTTCGGGTACTACAATTACAATTGCCCCGAATTCAACATCAACAGGAACCTTTACATCAGGAACATTACGTTCCAACTTTTCAATTTCAGCAATTAATGAAACCGCAAGTTCAGATGCAGCTATATACGTAGAAGAAGTTGTACAGGGACACCCCGGTCTATAAGGATAAATGCATCATGCATACAGTAAAATTATTTTCAGAAGCAATAGAAGACATAGAATATATTTGTGAAGAAAAAGAATCCGGCAAGAAAAACTACAAAATTCGTGGTGTTTTCATGCAGGCTGACGTAAAAAATCGTAATGGTAGAGTATATCCTATGGATGTTTTGCAGAAGGAAGTTACAAAATATAACAAAAATTTCATTCAACAGAAGAGGGCCTTTGGTGAATTGGGTCATCCAGACGGACCTACTGTTAATTTGGAGCGAGTGTCACATATGATTACTTCATTGGTTCCTGATGGTAAGGATTTTATTGGAGAAGCAAAGATTTTAGAAACTCCCATGGGAAAAATTGTAAAAAATCTCATGGATGAGGGTGCTAAATTGGGTGTTTCTTCACGAGGAATGGGTAGTTTGGACCAAAAGAGGGGTGCGAACTATGTAAGAGATGACTTTTATCTCGCAACTGCTGCTGATATTGTTGCAGATCCTTCCGCACCAAATGCCTTTGTAGAAGGTATCATGGAAGGAAAAGAGTGGGTTTGGAACAATGGAGCATTAATCGAAGCGGAACTTGTAGAATTACGGCAGAAATTTGACGTTAAAAAACGTCAGAGGGACGCAAAAGTTGAGGCCTTAGAGTTTGCTAAGTTCCTCAAAAAACTTTAATTTATAAATATAATAACACAAAAGGTAAGGAGACACCCTATGTCTGAATTAGAACAAACAATTGAAGAACTTGAAGCTGAAGTTCTAGCAGAATTAGAAGAAGCAGAAAATCCCGCAAAGAAGGGTGCTGCTCCTGCTGAGAAAGCTGACAAGGTTGACGGCAAAACTCCCGGTGGTGAAGTTGAAGATTTAGGTGGTGATACTGCCGATGACGCTGACCCCCAAAAGAAGAATGCTGTTGGCAAGAAAGCCAGCGATGAAGGCGATGAGGCTTCCGGTGATCCTGCTCAAAAGGGCGAAGGTAAACCCGATGCACCTAAGAAACTTGCTGCTGGTGATGAAGTAGAACACGCCGGTAAAGAACTCAAAGAAAATAAAAAGGCAACTAAAGCACAGCATCTTGAGAATATTGCCAAGATGAAAAAGGCAGACATCGAAGAGATGATTGCTGCTCATGCTTCGAAACTTGAAGAGACTGAGAATGCTGAGACAGAAGAAGCATTACAGAAGCTTGAAAGTGCCAAAGCAGAGATTGAAGACAAGATTAAGAATATCTCTGTCAAGGAAGATGTAGAAGCTTTGGTTAATGCTGACGATTCTCTTTCAGAAGAATTCAAGGTTAAGGCTGCTACAATTTTTGAGGCTGCTGTTAAGTCCCGTGTACGCTCAGAGATTGAACGTATTGATGAGGAACTAAACACTGAAAAAGAAACAGAAATTGATGCCATTAAGGTAGAGGTTTCTGAAAAGGTCGATACATATCTCAACTATGTTGTTGAGGAATGGACTAAGGAAAATGAGTTGGCAATCGAGCGTGGTTTGAAGGGCGAGATTGCAGAAGACTTTATTTCTGGATTGAAACAATTGTTTGAAGACCATTACATTGATGTTCCAGACGAGAAGTATGATGTTCTGGAAGCTCAGTCTGAAAAGATTTCTGAACTAGAAGGTAGGTTAAATGAGGAGATGCAAAAGAATATTGACCTCAGCACCGATAAATCTGAACTAGTTCGTGAACAGGTTATTTCTGAAGTTTCTGAAGATTTGGCCGATACTGAAATTGAGAAGTTTAAGTCTCTTACAGAAGATTTAGCTTTTGCGGATGAAGAATCTTTCCGTGATAAGCTTAATACTTTGAAGGACAACTATTTTCCAAGGACTGTAGTTGACCAATCTCTAGATGATGAAGATGGTAGCACCGCACAGGACGTTGATACGACAGATGCCATGAAAACGTATATGTCGGCAATCAGTCGTAATCATAAGGCGAGTGCATAAAACATTATATTAACAGATGTAACTTAAAAGGAGAAACAAAATGTTTCAAACAGAACATCTACAAGAAAAGTGGCAGCCAGTCCTAGAACACCCCGATCTTCCTAGGATCGAGGATTCTTATAAGCGGGCAGTTACCACTCTTATTCTTGAGAACCAAGAAAAGGCACTGAAGGAAGATCGTAGTTTTCTTTCAGAGGCAGCTCCTACCAATAGTACTGGTGGACAGTTCGACACATGGGATCCAATTCTTATTTCCCTAGTTCGCCGTGCCATGCCAAACCTAATTGCGTATGATGTTTGCGGCGTACAGCCAATGACAGGTCCAACGGGACTAATCTTCGCAATGCGTTCCTCGTACACCTCCATGAATGGTGCCGAGGCTCTGGTTGACGAAGCAGACAGTGGTATTTCTAATGATGATGCCGCTGGTAACCTGACTTCTTCGGCCATGACAGGTAGCAACCCAGCAATCTTGAACGATGCTTCGGCGGGTACTTATTTGTCGCCAACAGGTATGACTACTGCTCAAGGTGAAGCTTTGGGTGATAGTTCTACTAATGCTTTCGCAGAGATGGCTTTCTCAATTGAGAAGTCAACTGTTACTGCCGTTTCCCGTGCTCTGAAAGCTGAGTACACAATGGAACTGGCTCAGGACATGAAGGCAATCCATGGTTTAGACGCAGAGACAGAACTTTCAAATATTCTGAGTTCTGAAATTCTTGCTGAAATCAACCGTGAAGTAGTTCGTTCTCTGTACATCACCGCTGTTGCTGGTGCTCAGGTTAATACTTCAAATGGTGGTATTTTTGACTTGGATACAGACTCTAACGGACGTTGGAGTGTTGAGAAGTTCAAAGGCCTAATGTTCGCTATTGAGCGTGACGCCAATGCAGTTGGTCAGCAAACTCGTCGTGGCAAGGGCAACATGCTCATCTGCTCCGCTGATGTTGCTTCTGCTCTTCAGATGGCTGGTGTTCTAGATTACACCCCAGCCCTAAACAACAACTTGAATGTTGACGATACAACCACCACATTCGCTGGTGTAATGAATGGTCGCTTTAAGGTGTATGTTGATCCATATGCAGCCAATGTTACGGCAAAACAGTATTACATCTGTGGTTATAAGGGTACTTCTCCTTATGACGCAGGGTTCTTCTATTGCCCATACGTTCCATTGCAGATGGTTCGTGCGGTTGGTGAAAATACCTTCCAGCCCAAGATTGGTTTCAAAACCCGTTATGGTATGGCTGCTAATCCTTTCGCAGCTGCTGGTGCGGTTGCTGCTGGTGATACGGTTAATACCGATGCATCGCTAGACGCAAATACTAATGCCTGGTATCGCAGGGTACAGGTTACTAACTTGATGTAAAATCAAGAGTATAGTAGAGTAAAATTTGGGAGTGTCTTCGGGCACTCCCTTTTTTTATTATAAATAGTATCATGGCAACATCACAATCACCTATGGCAAGACAGCCTGAACAGTTAGATTACGCAAGTCCAACTCAATTTCGCTTTGGTATTCATCAATTACCGAAAGTAGAATTTTTTACGGTTACTGCAAATCTTCCTGGCATTTCAGTTCCAACTGCTACTATGCCTACCCCATATAAAGACATTTCTATTATGGGAGAAAAAACAGAATTTGAAGATCTTACAATATCTTTTATTGTAGATGAGTATCTGGAAAATTATATTTCATTACATAATTGGATGACAGGCATTGGATTTCCTCAAGACAGGGCACAATTTTCTACATATAGAGATGTAACTTCAAACACTCCAGCTGCTGGTGGAACACCATCAGTAGACCAAATTGGTTTAGCAACTCCTGATAAATCAATGTATTCTGATGCATTTCTTATGATACTTTCCAATAAAAATAATCCCATTATAGAAGTAAATTTTCATAATGTATTTCCAACATCTTTAAGTGCATTAGATTTTTCACAAGATGCAACAGACGTAGAATACTTAACTGCATCAGCTGAATTCTCATATCAAGTGTATGAAATCAATACATTATAAATATGTTTGAGCAGATACGATATACT